GATTTTTTAACTCCAGATATTTCACCTAGATAGTGTATAAACCAAAAGAAGAAAACATAACAAAGCTTAAAAGCTACTTAGATAAAAAGGATAATGAAAAACCTAATAAGCCAAAACGCAGACGTAATAGGGTTAAATAGTGTTAGCTTAATGATTAGCTTCACTAATGTAGAACAGATATTACAGATATTAATGTTATGTATTTCTATCATTTACACACTAGACAAATATATATCTTATCGTAAAAGTAAAAAATAATGGCAAAGATACTAGGAGGCACTTACCGTAAAAAAGTTACTAAAAAAAGACCTAATAGACATTCTAAGAATGCTTCTAAAGGTCAAGTAGGTTTTAAGTCAAAATACAAAGGACAGGGAAGATAATGGAACAGATATTCAATTTAATACAGCAATATGGATTATCTATGGTATTACTTGTTGGTGCACTGTATGCCTTATATCAATTTACTTTTTTTAGTATCAAAGAAGTTAAGATTGGATTTGAAAAACGTCATGAGATACTACACGAACAAATGAATGAAGTAAAAGAAAAATTGAATATCATTTTGGAGTTTATAAAGTCAAAAAAATAATCACTTTGCAATGTTTTTGTATTTTCCAAATTTTTTATCAATTTTTTTTCATGGTATTTTTTGTGTTTTTTCTTATCTAGTAAATTTCGCTAAATCGAAGAACTCAGAATTTAAGGGTTACGCTAAGCGAAACATAGTAAATTCGCTTAAAACGTATAAAAACGTACAAAAAAACGATTTTGTATTTTCCAAATAAAAACTTAAAAATTTTTAAAAACAGCTTATGTTACAGTATTTCAATTTTGAAGAATTCGACAGCCCAGACGCTATCGGAAGCGGTTTACCCACGACAGACGGCGGTAAAATGAATATAGATTTTTTGCAAAAGTTAGACGAGGCACGTGGCCTAGCTTCAATACCTTTTGTTATAACCAGCGGATATAGAACGCCTCAACACAATTTAGACGTAGGTGGCCGAATAGGTTCTAGTCACGTTAAAGGGTTAGCCGTCGATATATCATGTGAAAATAGTGGCTATAGAGAAATGATATTAACCTCCTTGATTAAAGTAGGTTTTACACGTATTGGTATTGGCAAAAATTTTATACATGTAGACTTAGATAAGGATAAACCAAATGCTATATGGCTTTATTAACAACTATCTTTTCAAAACTTTTAGGAGACGCTTCAAATATTATAGATGAATGTGTAACTTCGCAAGAAGAAAAACTAGTACTTAAAAATGAACTAGAAAAAATACTTAATGAAAATAGAGTAGTAATAGAACAGGAGGTATCAAAGCGTTGGCAAGCTGATATGAATAGTGATAGCTGGCTTAGTAAGTCTATAAGACCTCTAGTATTAGGTTGGCTAGTAGTTAGCACAACTTTACTTATTTTTATTGACGCTGGAGCTATTAACTTTGTAGTAGAGGAAAAATGGACTGACCTATTAACGGTCGTTCTTATTACAGTAATAGGTTCATATTTCGGTTCAAGAGGATTAGAAAAAATTAAAAAATAGTTTATGCCAAATAATCGTTACAGATTAAAGCCAGAAGAAGAAAAACTACTATTAAACTACAGAAAATACAGCGAAAATAATATACTAGTAATAGGTGATATACATGAACCTTTTTGTTTAGATGGATATAGAGAATTCTGTAAAGAGCAGTATATTAAACACAATTGTAGTGAGGTTATATTTATAGGTGATATAATCGACAATCATTATTCAAGCTATCATGAGGTTTCTATTGACGCTGAGCACACAGGTAAAACAGAACTAGAACTAGCTATATCTAAAATAGCTAAATGGTACAAAGATTTTCCTGTAGCTACAGTTATTATAGGCAATCATGATAGAATAATAATGCGAAAAGCTCAATCTTCAGCTATACCTAGTAGATGGATTAAGAGCTATCAAGACGTTTTAGAGGTACCTAATTGGATATTTACTGAAAGATACGTAAAACATGACGTACAATTCATACATGGAGAAGCTGGTACAGCACGTACTAAAGCTAGAGCAGATATGATGAACACTGTACAAGGCCATCTACATACTCAATGTTATATAGATAACTATGTTGGCCAAAACTATCGTATTTATGCTATGCAAGTAGGTTGTGGTATTGACCATGATAGTTACGCTATGGCTTACGCTAAGGCTGGTAAAAAGCCAGCTATAGCCTGTGCTGTAATAAAAGAAAATGGTACATTACCTATAAATATCCTTATGGAACTCTAGCAAATCGTTTTTAAGCGTATTTCACGAATTTTTAAGCACAAAATATAGCAAAGCTGTTAAAACGTCTTAAAACGGCTAAAACGCTATTTCCTACTAGTATCCGACCACGTTTCGACACAAATAATAATAATACTTTACTAAGTAATATTAGTTTATAGAGAATAATATATTATAATACTAATATTATACTTATAATATACTTATATTATATTTTTTTTAAATTTTTTTTTATTTTTTTCTTACTAGCAAAACGATTTTTTTTCGTTTTTTTTCAAAAATTTTTGTGAAAATGTTTGGCGGTTATAAAAATACGCCCCATATTTGCAAGCGTAAACAACGAGATATTAACTTTAACACACACACACAAATGAAAACTACTAAGAAAACTACTAACGAGATTATCACAGAAAAAGTAATCAATGGTTTAAAAACTCAAGGCCTTAATTGGTTCAAGCCTTGGAGCTCTAACGGAGATACCCTTAACTTACCTATAAGTTATGACAGCAAAAAACCTTATACAGGTATCAATGCTCTTATATTGTCTGGAGCTATGCAAGACAACGGCTGGAGCCGTCCAGAATTCTTAACCTTCAAACAAGTTACAAACGCTGGCGGTACAGTTATAAAAGGTTCAAAAAGTGAAATAGTTACTTATTGGATAGTATCTTTTCTTCACAAACCTACTAATGTATGGTACAACAATGAAAAAGCTCTTAACGAAGCTGGATATAAGAAAAATGATGAAGACGTATTAACTAACTTTAACGCACGTTTTTACTATGTATTTAATATTGAACAAACTGAAGGCGTTAAACCTTTAGATATTAATATTGATAAAGTTACTGAGGGTACAGTATTTGAGAAGATTGATAATGCTGAAAAAGTATATGCTGGATATAAGAATGCACCTAAGCTTAAGCATGGCGGTAATCAAGCTTACTACAGACCATCAGCTGACTTAGTTAACATGCCTGTAGCTAAAAGCTTTGTTGATAATGCTAGTTACTACAAAACTTTATTTCATGAGTTAGCTCACTCTACAGGCCACGAAGATAGATTAAACAGAATAGGAGTTAGTAATACTAGTAATGTTGTAGCAAGCTTTGGTTCAGACATTTATAGTCAAGAAGAACTAGTAGCTGAGATGGCTTCAATGTTTTTAGTATCTGTTACAGGTATTGAACCTAAAGATAATATGAATAACTCACAAGCATATATTAATGGCTGGGTTAAAAAGCTTACAGACCATCCTAAAATGATTATGCAAGCTAGTGCACAAGCTGATAAAGCTGTAAAACATATTCTTAGTGTGTGTTAAGAACCACCAGAAATCAAACGCCTCACTAGGAAACTAGTGGGGTTTTGGTGGTATAAGGCAATAGTGCCTACTAATTTAACACACAATATTATGAATAAGTATCAAAAAATTTATGACTTAACCAGCTTACAAGTACAAAAAGTAAAGCTAGGTGACGTAAACTATTGGCTACAATGCAAACAGCTATTATTTGAAGACCTTATAGAAAAGGCTGAAGAAACTCAATTAGAATGGAAAAATGCAAATCATGACGCCTTAGTAGAATATGCTCAAGGCAAAATTGATGGCTACAAATCGGCTTTAGATACATTAAAAGAACTTTATATTAGAATAAACGATGAAAAAAGATACTAAGATAACAATAGTTTTAGGGCTAAGTCTAGCAGCCCTTTTGATAGTGCTAGATATATTAGGAATAATAACATTAACATATTAAGATTATGGTAAAAAAAGGAACCGTAAAAAATGTTCAAAACAATGGAACATGGGAAGGCAAATATGGCCTTATGTACAAATTTGAAGTCACTATAGGTGAAGACACTGGAGAATGCTTATCTAAGACAGAAAAATGTAAATTTGAAGTCGGTAAAGAAGTAGAGTATGAATTTATAGGAGGTCAATACCCTAAAATTAAACCTGTAAGTAACTATGAACAAGGTAGTTACAAACCTCAAGCTAAGAATGATAGCGTACAGGAATTTATTATCAAACAAAACGCACTAACAAACGCTACAAACTTTGTATGCAATAATGGTGGCACTACTGATGATATTCTAGATATAGCTGAAATCTTTTCAAAATGGGTTCTTACAGGTGAGAAGACTACAGCAAGTATAACAGATGAAATGCCCTTCTAAAATGAGTTATGACAATTGGAAGCTATCTAACCCTCAAGACGAGGGTTGGTATAGCGACTTAGTAACCTCCTGTTGTGGTGCTGAAGAAGAAATAAAAGAAAATTTGTGTGATGATAGTAAAATATTCTATTGTTCTGAATGTGGTGAAACTAATGGGTTTTACAATATGGTAGAGCTATACGAATACGAGGAAATACAAAGAGATAACGCAAATGAATTTAATAGAGATGACTTATGAAAAAGACAACAAGTAAACTCTTAAAACAAGCTCATTCTATAGTTACCAGTGCTACAGGTATGGACGTACCTAAATACAAACTTGATGAAGCTTATAAACAAGTAAGGGCTATATATCGTAAGATAAAAGAAATAGAGCCTGAAATATTTAAAATTTTAAACGAAGACGATAACCATAAAACTACTACACAATGAATGAATTTGAATTTGAGGTAAATTTAATAACCTCTATTACTGAAAAGACTTTAGGCTTACCTTCTAATAGCTTGAAAGTGAAAACAAAAACAGAAGAATTAGTTATTGGCCGAATGGTAGTATGCAATATACTAATGGACGGCGGAGTAACTCCAGCAAAATTAGCACAATATTTTCTACAAGATAGAACAAACTACTATCACTATAGAAAACAGCACAAATATTATGTAACTAACCCTAAAGCATACCCTTATTATCTTGACACGTTTAATCAAGTAATAAATGAATATGAACAAAGGTCGGCTAATATTTGTTTTCAAAACACACTAAAAAGACTTGACGTGCTAGATGATATTGATAGCACAATAAAAAATTTAAAAGAACAAAAACTACTACTAGAACAATCTTTAAAAACTATTTAATCATGACACAACGAGAAACAATACTACAACATTTTGATAAATATGGCAAAATATCCTCATGGGAAGCTATCATGGAATATGGAATAACTAAAGTAAATTGTGTTGTTCACCATTTAAGAAATGACGGCTATATTATAAGTACTACTAACAAACAGGTAGTTACTAGATTGGGAAACCAAACAACAATAGCCGTATATGAGCTTTTATCTAAGCCTACAAAACAACTATCAATACTAGATGAAATAAGTATAGCATAATGGAAGGATATATTAAACTATACAGAAAAATACTAGATAATGGTATCTTTGATAATCCAGAACTACTAAAGGTGTATGTATGGACTATACTAAGAGCTAACACAGAACCCAGAGAAGTATTTGATAGAAAGTTAAAAATAGGTCAATTTGTTACAGGTAAGTTATCAGCCTCACAAGAACTAAGAATGAAGCCTACTACAGTATATGATAGAATAAAAAAACTAGAAAAGCTAGGGTATATATCTTTAGATAGTAACACTAAGAATACTGTAATAACCGTAAAACGATATAATATGTATCAAGGTTTTGAACAGCCCAAAAAACGCAATTTAGAGCACGTTTCAAAGCTTTTTATGTTTGATGTTATGGGTTATGATAATCAATATGACAAAGACGTCTTAAAAAGCTTTATTTCGTATTGGACTGAGCCGAATAGAAGTAAAACCAAGTTAAGATATGAGCTACAGCCAACTTTTGACATAGGCCGTAGATTAGCTACATGGCACAAGAATGATAGTAAGTTTAATAAACCTAGTGATAAGCCAGAAATATTTGATAGCTGGCAAGCCGCTAGAAATATAGTGAATAATGGATAAGGATACTAGCATAGATATAATACTATTATTAGCTACTTTTCGCTGTTTTAACGAACAGTTATACAACATAAAGGGTAAGCATAGCAAAGTACTTAAAATGAAGTTTAACAGGCTTCAGAATGTAGCTAGGGCTTATGAGAATGAAATAGTTAAATTAACAGATAATAGTGATGAGTTAGAAGGCGTTTATGATTGCCTTATGGAAGTAATACAAGAAGTAAAAGAACAAGTTTATGGATAATAATAAGATAGTAGAAAGAAAGGACGTAACAGTACAAAATATGTTCAAAATATATGAAAACGACCCCAGATACAGAGGTATTATCACATGGGATGCGGAATATTTAATAACAGGTTGGAAACATGCACCACGTAAAAGAGATAGAAGACATGAAAAAAGATAAACAAGTATGGTATAGATACGTACATGATAAAAAAGGGTTACATATTGACTGTGTAGACCTAATAAGCAAATCATATTTAGAACTAGGACAAAAACCTACACCAGAAACAATAACTTTAATGGCTACTTTATTGCTAGATGACTTAGCTAATAACTATGGTAGTATGGAAATGGAAGAGGTAGCTTTCGCCTTTAATAAAGGTATAAGAAATGCTGATGAAGGTACTAGCTGTTTTGTAAATGTACGTAGCTGGAGCGTATGGCTCTCAAATCATAAAAAAGCTGCTCAATTAGCTAGACAACAAAATAGGCTAACAGAATATCAAAGGCACAGAGATAACTTAAAGTACATAGGAGATAGTATTAACAAAGCAAAAAGATTAAAATGAAGATATTAAATTTATATATTTGACATTAACATATCAATCTTAGCTTGATGTTGCAAATTGCGACAAGCAAGTAGATACAATTATGAGATAGATATGTTGCAAATAAGTAAAAACTTGTTGGTATGATAGGTAAAAGTCAGTTGCAAATGACCGAGCAATACAAGGTTGTTGCCCGTACAGTAAAGGAATAAAGAAAGGCTCACCGACTTATTTGTTAAACAATTAAAAAACTAAAATTATGAAATATGCTTTAAATTGGTAATAACTCAAAATATTACTTAAATTAATCATATTTTGAAAAGTTATAAATTATGAAAACACCACTACAAATTATATATATTATAATGATAATATTAGGTATTATGTACACAGGTCTTACACTATACTTTGAACATAGATTAGATAAACTTAATAAGGAATATGAAGAAAGGTTCAAAAACACACGCACAACTAAAGAAAGAACTAGATAAGATATTTAGTCAATATATTAGATGGGCTTATGCTGATGATAGCGGCATGGTAGAGTGCTATACTTGTCATACTAAAAAACATGTAAAGGAAATACAAGCTGGCCATTTTCAATCTAGGAAACACATGGCAACTAGATGGCACGAAAATAATGTTAGGCCTCAGTGTGTAAAGTGTAATATGTTTTCTCAAGGAGAACAATACCTATTTGGATTGAAGCTAGAAGCTGAGATAGGTAGCACTATGTTTGAAGAACTTATGAAGCTATCTAAAGGTACAGAAAAATATAGTAGGTCTGATTTAGAGTATTTAATAGACTACTATAAAAAGAAGGTTCAGAACCTTGTAGATTAACATTCAATTGTTTATAACTATTTGAAAACCTACTTGTTTAAGTGGGTTTTTTTATTACTATTGTACATGCTTACAAACAAAATGTGTGTAGAACTCAAGGCAATAGCTAAAAATTTTATACCAGCTAAAGACCTTGATGATTTAACTCAAGAGGTATTTGAACAACTTTTGAATATGGAGCCGAACAAGTTAGAAGCACTAATAAATACAGGTGATATATACAAGTATTTTAATAGAATGTGTAAGCTTAACTATTATTCAAGAAATAGTAAGTATTATTATACCTATGGTAAAGTCAATGAACATATTAGCTTTAACGAGGATTTTACTGATGACTTACAAAAGGACAAATCACAAAAACCAGATAATATATATATTACTGATGATAGTGACTTGATTAACAGTATATTAGATGAGCTGTACTGGTATTATAGAGATTTATTTAAGTTATACGTACTAGGTGATAGTGAAAACGATAGTTATTCATATTCTAGTTTAGCTAAGAAAACAGGAATAAGCCGAACGTCTATCTATTATACTATTAAAAGCGTAAAAAAGTATATTAGAAAGCGTTTAAATGAATTAAGAGATGATATATAAGGAGCTAGCACGATACATGGATTATGATATACCTTATATTGAGATATATAACGAAACAGGCCTACTAGAATACGTAATCAATCTATCTTCACTAGAAATAGAGGATATTGATATTGATTTTTATGAAAATGGGCAACCTTATGGAATAATCAAATTATATAGAGACAATGAAGAACCCGAATTTAATGGTGAAGACCTATAACTACCTCAAGGCGATTAGTAAAAGAGTTTTGGGAGGTTCAGAAAATGTAGATACAACAACTTATTATGACAGAAGTTATATTTGTAGTAGGTGCCCTATGTTAAGCGAAAATATGGAATGTATGGTATGTGGGTGCCCTGTAGAAACAAAAGCTTCATGGAAAACCGAAAAATGCCCAGAAGGTAAATGGTAACTGATGAACAAAAGATAAAAGCTAGTAAACTTTATGATAAGTGCAAAGATGGTATAGCACCTAGTCATGAGGTTAAAGCTGAGCTAATAGAGTTATATAACGAAATATATAATACTAAATACAAAACTAACACAAATTGTGGAGCGTGTTTAAAAGCTGTGTTTAACGGCATAAAAAACATTGCGATAGGTAAAATGATATAAAAACAACAAAAACCTCTTAAAACGCTTTAAAATGGCTAAAAACAATGATTTACCAACGTATTATGAAGGTCAGTATCGTGGCATACGTGCTCACCACATTATTGCTGACTACAATTTAAGCTATAATATAGGTACGGCTGTAACATATTTGTTACGTGCTGGCAAAAAGCCTAATAACCCTATAGAACAAGATATTAAAAAGGCTATAGACCATCTAAATTTTGAGCTAGAAAAATTAAACGACAAAGAAAAGAAAGCAATAGATAGAATAAATAAAAAACTCTTCAATGGAAACACAGATAGTACCTATTAGTAAGGTTAGACCTAATGCTAATAACCCTAGAATAATCAAGAATATTAAATTTAAGAAGCTAGTAGCCTCAATTCAAGACCTACCTAGCATGTTACATTTAAGACCTATAGTAGTAGACGAAGATTATACTATATTAGGCGGTAACATGAGATATAAGGCCTGTATAGAAGCTGGTCTAAAGGAAGTGCCTATCATAGTAGCTAGTGAGCTTACAGATGAGCAAAAAAAAAGCTTTGTTATTAAAGATAATGTAAGCTATGGTGAATGGGATTGGGATATACTAGGTAATGAGTATAACTTTGAAGAGCTAGATGAATGGGCTATGGATTTACCAGCAGATATGTTTAAGGAAGATATTGACTATTCATTATTAGATGAAGAAGACTTTGAACAGGAGTTAGATAATATGGAAGGAGACGTAAGAAGAGCCTTACAGATACCTTTTGAAGCTGAACACTATGAAGAGGCTAAAGAGTTATATAACTTTTGGGTAAATGAAGGAGCCTATGTAGGGGCTATGATAATAGAATTTTTAAAAGAAGAACGTAAAAACGCTGGACTATGAAATCAGTAGAGTTAGTACAAGTAGAACATAACGTACAAGTAGGTGATAACTGTGAATATAAGGAGCCTAATATATTAGAGGATACCATATTTACATTTG